GCATCTGTTCGTAAATCAAGTACACCGACAGTCCCTGCACCATTAGCCCCAGATCTATTAATATATGTTAGCTTATTTAATCCTAACCATGTTCCATCCCAACTTATCTCCGCATTCCCCTCGGTTGTTCTACCGAAGATTAATTTACTGGTCACATCCCCCAGATCAGAGTTTATGGTAAGATTACTTCCTGATAAATTAATATCCCCATCAGATTCAATTTGCATAGCGTCGGGCTTAGAAGCTGAACCAATATAACTATTATTATCAAGAGTAATATAATTTAAACTATTAATTCTATAGGTATCCCCAGAAGAGCCTCCTACAACCCAGACATCACCGCCTCTTGTAGCATGTTCATTACCGTGAACTAAAATATAAGAACCACGTGTAGAAGTTAATGAACTACCCCCACCTCCAAATAAAGCCATAACTCCGTCATCCGAACCATCAGTAGTATCATTTCTAACCATCCCAAATGACCCTCCAGAGTGTATAAACTCTCCGGAGGTTTGAATACTAGATGGAGAAGAAATTAATGTGGAGGATATAGATAATTCAGGTATTCCGCCTATTTCTAAGGTCAGACTCCCACTTGCTCGGTTAATACTTCCAATAGTGAGTTCTGTAGTTCCTCCATCTATTCCATATTTAGATTTAAGAGTCCCATCCCATAATATCTGTAAAGCATCGTATGAACTGTAAGAACCAACATATGCATTATCTTTAATAATTAGATTTTCATCAAAATAAGTCTCTGTATTAGAGATACTTACCATTGGCGAGCCTGCTATTTCTAATGTTAAAATTCCAGTTGCTCGATTAATGCTGCCTGTTGTAAGTTCACCTGTGCTTAGATTAAGCCCCGTAAATTGAGGGGTATCAGTAGTTCCAAGCCCTAGACTCGTTCTCAGCGTTGCTCCACTCTCGGCAGCATAAGTTCCATTTCCTGTACCTACTAATACTTGTGAGTCAGCGGTAAATGTAGCTTTTAATACAGCTAATGGATCAGTCTCAGTAGTCAGAAAAGGATGACTCAATACAAGAACAATATCCTTATCTGTAATAATAGTTTCCATTAAAACTCCGCAGAGAATAAATCATAAGAGAGACTAGCTGGATCAGCAAAACTATAACCACTTGCTCCACTTATATAGCGTACTTGCCCAGTAACTGTAGAAACTTTCTTTATTATCCAAGCACCGTTCGCTCGAAGATATCCTATATAAACATCTGTACCACTTACTAACCAATCACTTAGTTTATAATCATCTTGAGTAGATGATAAAAAATCATTAGTTAGATCAATTTTATCTTTAGTATCATTAATTGCTGATTCTACATCAGTAATATTACCATTAATAGTTCCAAGATTAGTATTAACTGTTCCAAGAGCAGTATTTGTCGCAGCAACTAATGTTTCTAAGCCATCTACAGCAACAATAAGGTCGCCAGAGACAACTGTATCCATCTTACCGTCCCAACGCTCCCAGGCTAACGTACTAGTATTCCATCTATATAAACAAACATTTGTGCCACCAGTAACACTATCACCCTTAGCAGCTATCAAATATCCTGTAGAAGTACTTTGTATGCCAAGCGCTGGGTTTCCAGATGGATCTCTTTCTAACGGTTCGCCTAAGTTTCCCAAACTAATCTCCAAACAAGTTCTTCATAATGGCTTTGTTACGCTTACCAATACTCTTGAGTTGTTTAATACGACTATTCACATTGAAAGGATTCGCAGTAACTGGAGGTATTGGTTCAACTTTAGTTGTTGTCTTCGGCACCCTCGTAATCTTTGGAAACATCCCTGTCTTGTTAGTCGTCTTGCCAGTCGCCTTGTCAGTCGTCTTGTCAGTCGTCTTAGAACGTAATCTCATTGCCATAGTTTTCTCCTATTCTATAACTTCAAAGTTAACTAAGTCCAATGCTTCATTTTGCAGTTCTTCCACAGTCATCTCTTTAACTTCCTGATGTGCATGAAGATGCAAATGTTTTTGCACTGGAGCGCCTTTTGGAAAGCCTGTACGATCTAGAATCTCGAAGCCTACCTTAGCAGCTTTGTCTCGATCTCCTTGCAAGAGCGCATCGTCAATAGCGGCCATAGCTAATGCCTGTCTCATCTCAAGTTCTACTCTAACATCAAGAGATTCATACTCAGCCTGACCCTCAAGTCGTTCTACTTCAGCCAAGAACAGCGGACTCCCAGTTATGACAGAGATTTGAGATGGACTAAATCCAAAAATTGCAGCAAGTTCAGAGGGACGTTTCCCAGCAGCAACCATAGCTCTCGCCATACACTTATGATGAGGCCTTAGTTGTTTAACCTTAGGACTTCCATCAAGACAAATACCAGCTTTTCCTTCATTGATTCTACCCATAAGACATTCCTTTTATAGTATAATGAAGTATCATAACATATATTGGAATATTAGTCAAGGGGCTTATCCCCATGTTGGCCCGTTGATTGGCTTTACTAATAATATTATTTCATAGTTTATGTTTTACCACTAGGCGGGCTTCGCCCGAAACGAGCTCCAAGGAAGGATCAACACAGCAGCACGGTCCTAATGCGATAAAAGACGCCCAGGCAGAGCACGACCAGAGGAGCAAGACGACCAAGCACAAAACAAAGAACGCAGCAGAAAGACGAAAGAGGGCTAAGATCATACGTAATATGAACGATTGGAGGTGTTGTGGTTTACCACTACTAACACTTGTCTCCTAACTGAGTGACGCCGACTGCAGGTTTAGGGACTGAACGTTCTGAAAATTTTGTGAGTGATTTTCTGACTACTTTCCCCCGCCCCGCACTTTCCCAACCCCCCAGACACCTCTTCCCTGTGGACAAATTAAGTTCTACCCAGCGAACACGTGTTCTGGCCGATCATGGCACAGAATTTGCAATTGCATAACTCATGCCAATTGGTGACATATCCAAATAATAGTTCTGGCATGGGTATTGCATATGCAAGTCTTGTGCCAATACATGGCCAAGAGCACTGCTGCCTATTGGCATGACAATTGCATACAGCCAAATAACTTCACCTGTATGATATTTAATACAGGGTTGATTGACATTCATACTAGTTCATGGTATAATGAACATGTATGCTGAATCGGAATAAATACTTCCGATTACGTCTTGCGTGTTCCGATATGGTGCTAATAGTTCCGATTATTAATTCGCTTGCAAGACGTGTGCCAGGGTGTGTAACCTATTGATATCATTGAGGATTTACGATTTATTTGACCTTTGGCATGATCTGGCATCACGATTGCATTATATATTGGCATTGGCGGGGGGCGCATAGGGCGCATAGGGCGCATAGGGCGCAAACGGAACGGAGGGAATGATGAAGACAGTATATGAAAGTGAATTTAGAAAAATGATGAACGAACTAAAGGTTGTCGATAATTATTTAGATAACTACTGCTTAAAATGCAAAAAAATAACCTGTAATGGTTGTCGTATCGCTAAAAAATTAGGTATTAAATAACTAATACCGTTCGCATTATGTACAATTGTAGTACAATAAACCATTAATGCTGCGTGCAGGTTTATTGACAGTTCTTTGACAACATGGAGGGAACTATCCCTGAAAAATAGTCCTGATACCCTGTATTAGGCTGGCATGGCATAACATTATTTCTTATTAATTATTTTAAAGGAGACTGTCATGACAGACATTAATACAAGCGAAAAGGTAGCACCAACAAAGAAAGAGCAGGTTGAGTTTGACGTTCAACTATTTACCGAATATGCCGGACCGAGAACATACACAGACAAGAGATTTCCGGGCGGGCGCATTAGAATATACCTACCAGCACCAGTTCTGGATGCCGAACTGCTCGAGGATGCAAACAAACTGGCAATGAAGTATTACAACAAGTCAGTTCAGGATCTGTTTGACGCCGGTATCGTTCAGAATGCTTATGGTGAGAGAGACTGGACTAACATTAGCCTTAGGGGTAAGGCTAAATCCGAGCTCACCGATGCCGATATCCTCGCCAATATTCAAAAAGACGACGGAATAGGGCCAATGGATGATGACATTGAGAACGTGACAAAGCGCATTAGGGCATTCTTTGAGGCGGCTGTATTCACTGAAAAGAAGGAACGTGTTGCTAACACAACAAAGATTGTAGCAAAGAAGCTTAAAAGTGCGGGAATTGCAGATATTTCTGACGATGAAATCGCAGCAATTATCGCAGCAAGAAAGGCAAAGGCCTAAACAGCCAATTAACTTAAATTCGTTATGCCAGTCTAATATAGGGTATCAATAGGAATTGTTCATATTATGAACGAATCCTTGAATTGTTCGTAAACAGTGCTAAAAAGGGGCTGGGGTCTTAACCTAACGTTAATCAAGTTAAGGTTAATTAGTTCTAAGAGACTAAAAAATTTTACTTAATGGCGCAATTATTCGATTATTCGACACGACTACTCTACTCTATCACGCTACGACGCAACTACTCGATAGTAGAGTAGATTGACCCCCGGTTTCCCGAAAAATATTTTTTGTCTGAATTAAAGTGTTCTGTAAAAGATTTTCTGTAAGAAGAGTGTCCGCTTTTATTAGTAAAAATTTTTTTTTTAAACTACTACAACTATAGAGAGAAACCCAGGCTCTTTAAGAGCACACTAATAAATTTATAGCCGAACTAAAATTTTTGGGATGGGGGGGGGTCGTGTCTACTCTACTATCGAGTCGTGGAGCCGTAGCGTCATGGGCGGAGCTCAGGGAGCACCAGAGGCATAGCCTCATAACAACCAACATACTGACACGTAGGAAGCAAAGCTCACCAGCAAGGGGGGGAATATCCCGCAGCAGCGAGCAACGGCCTACGAGCCAGCACCTCAGCGGAACGAAGAGTACGCACACGCAGAATCGTGCATATAACTAGGTTAGATCTTATTAACTAACATCGTTCGTAAAACGTACAATTGGAGGAGGCAAAGCCTCGTAACTATTAACTAATGGAGGTAATTATGTCATCAAACGTAGCTAAGTTATCATTACACAGTATCAGGGAGGAGCTCGACACAGTAGAGTCAGAGCTCAAGTTAAATTGGTCAGTCCTTAAGGACAAGCTCGACGAAGTAGCACTGCTCAGACGTGCTCGAACTGAGCTCGAGGACAAGAAGCTCATTCTTGAGAAGCAAGCCTTCCCTCTCGAGAAGGCTCTCGCTTCGATTTTCGTAAAGTTCCCAGAGCTCCTGGACATTCCGTCTGGAGAGCTGCGAGATATGTTCAAACGTCGCATAGCAATATTATAAGGGAGGCAACTATGGCTGAGAACAAGGATAAGGATTATAAAGCACTATATTTCGAGACACTTGCTTTATTAATAGACGCAAAGGCCCATCTTGAGTATTGTGGCTATGGAGATCGCTGGGAGAAAGAGTGCTCTGAGCAGCTACGTAGAGATATGAATCTGTTTTTTGCCAGGCAAGATATTTGTGACGATAGCGCACAGATTTAATTAATCTGTTATTGTTCGTTTTATGTACAATATTAGGCATTATTGTTGTTTCGCAGCTGTTGTTTTGTTCGTACTAGCTTGGTGTTTGTTTTGCTGAGATGCCTGCACTGCTGCGATGTTTATTTTACTGAAGAGCATGTTTTCTCGGTCTTGGTTTTGGCGTATTAGCTGGTTGTTTGGTACTAAACATAATTAACCTATAATCGTTCGATTTACGAACAAATGGAGGAATGGTGGCTAAAAGGAAAACAAGTAAGGAGTATGGAATACTGATCCATCGTGTCCGTAAGATTAATCCTGAAGCGGCGAACTGGTTACGAGATGTAGCGCCGACAATGGGAGATAGTTTCGACCCTTGTGGAGATTTATCTGATTGCTTCTGGTGGTGTATGACTCCGCAGGGGCATATGTACTGGAAGGAAATAGATAATAAACTTAAAGGGAGGAAATGATGCACAAGATCAAAGTAATTAACGTACTACAGGGTAAAGTTCTAAATAAGAACAATACCTATTCTATAGGCTTAGTGACGGCTTATGGAACGGCAAGCATTAGCTGGGCTAACCTGCCAGCGTTTATTAAAAACAATAAGCATCTTGAGAAAGTGCTCTCATCAAGTGTAATTGACAGTAATGATATCATCGGTAAGTATATTTTTGTCCAGAACAAGCGGCAGAAGTATACTACATCTGTTGCTGGTAGTTACCTCGTTGAGTATCGAATCAGGGTATAAGAAGGAGAATAGCTATGTTTCGTCCAGAATATTTAGATGAGGTTTGCGGGAGGTGCGGCAAAGTTTTCGGCTCACATCATGGAGGGACTAGCCCTTGGCCGATAAATTACTGTCCAGATAAAGATGAGCGTATGGACTGGGAGAATGGTCCAGGAACAGTGTTTGAACCAACAGGTGAGTATAAAACTAAGGAGGAGAGAAATGCAGAAAAAGATGAGATGGCTACGTAATATGATATGGTTCGTAGTAGGATTTTTGACTCCGTTTGTTCTTTTAGTGATTAATCTATAAAAGAAGAAAGTTATGGCTATAAAAAAGAAATGGTTAGATGGAACAAGCTGTGATCTCTGTGGAAAAGACGCCCACAAAATAGGAGATCACTTTTATGACTGTACAACAGATTCTGGCCAGTGGGGTTTAATTTGTCAAGTATGCTTTGACAATCAGTTAGTTCGCCCTCGTGTTGGCCAGAAATATAACAGTCTAACTTTAGAAAAGGTAGGTAATCTTAATGACTAGCTCTCAAGCTCGTGTAATAGCTCTGCTGCTTATACTCATAGTAGTTTCGCAGTGGTTTATGATAACTATTGCTCTGGATGCACGAGATCTGAAGACTCAGATCGTCGAGATTCATCCAGACAATAATCATTTCTATTCAGGAACCTGTTATCTACTCACTAAGGAAGAAGGTTTTATACTTAAGGCATTGCCTTATAATAAGTACAAAGAAGATCTCGAAGAGGAAAGGAGGAATAAGGAATGACCGAGAATACAACTAATGCTGAGTATCTTGGAGATGGTTTATATGCTATTATCAATGAGAATCAACAGGTCGAGCTGAGAGCTAATGACTTTACTAATCCAACAGATACTGTTTATCTAGACTACAATACTTTGAGATGTTTTATAATGTTTTTACAGAAACACCAAGTTATTTAATCTTAAACCGTTCGTATTTCGAACAAATGGAGGCAATAAATGAATGAGCAGGAAAAGACTATTATCGAAAAGACTAGGGACGGAGCAGTATTACCAGACTTTTTTGAGATCAAACCTCTCAAGGCAAGGATTTTTGATGATAAGACGCTGAGTATCTCTCCAGAATTTACTATAACTGGAGTAAGAAAGAATACTACTGGAGAGTACTTTTTTATTACCAACCAGGGAGAGCTATCTACTGTCGGAGTCTTTGATGCTCTGCATACAAAAGACGTAGGGGCTCAGCTTATGAAAGTTCATGCAGCTTTACGTGTTCTTAAACCTTGCTATGATGAGCTAGGCAAGGCCTTTGTTCGGGCTCGGCCTCACATCGTGGTAGTGCCGCCAACCGAAGACAAAACAAAAACCGAGGAGCAACACGAAAACACATGCTCTGAGGAAGAAGATTCGCAGCAGGGACCGAAACCTAGCATAGAAAGAGCTGTGGTTACAGATGAAGGTGACGAGATTCTGCCGATGCTTCATGAGAACTAATGATTAATCTTTAACAGACCATTGGCCAAATGAGGAGAATTGAACTATGGAGAATGCGACAAAGGAGGAAAGGGATGTTGATCTGGAGTTTTCTAAGAATGAGGATATGCTGAAGAGTCTTGAGGAGCGGATGCTTGCTGAGAGTAACAGTGCTGTGAGGGCCGCTCTTGAAGTCATCTATGGTGCTATGGTAAACACTAATAAGATTGGAGGGAGGGTCTTTATTGCGATAGAGACTAAGGAGGGTCATCTTGTTGGTGGCGGAGGGCTTGGACCGCTGGGAACACTAAAGCTTAATAGCTTGGTTGAGGCGCAACTTGAAAGGTATACTAAGCAGACTGTTTCGGATATGCTTAATGGTCTTATTCCGACTGGAGATGATTAGTGAGGGATTGTTCGTTTTACGTACGATTGTAGGCGTGTTGTTTGCCTCGGTGCTTGTTTGGTGTACAAGGCTGGTGCTGCTGATCTATCCGTTCTGGTAAGCAGATTGCGGTGCTGGCCTTGTCACTATGTTTATTTGTTCGGAGTAATGTTTGTTTTATAGGCGATGTTGACATTTTCGTATAATTATGGTATACTGTGGGTACTTAACAATTAAATTTGTGGGAAGTTTATCAATACTTAAAGGAGATAAATTATGGCCATAATAAGAGATAGATTTAATGGTAATATAATAGTTGAAGGTTTAGAAAGCTTAAAAACTTTATGTGAAGCTTCTAGAGCCAATCTCTCTGAAACCAATCTCTCTGAAGCTGATCTTTTTGGAGCTAATCTTTCTGGAGCTAATCTTTCTAGAGCTAATCTTTCTAGAGCTGATCTTTCTGAAGCTGATCTTTTTGGAGCTAATCTTTCTGGAGCTAATCTTTTTGAAGCTGATCTTTCGTTTGCTAATCTTTCTGAAGCTAATCTTTCTGGAGCTAATCTTTTTGAAGCTGATCTTTCTAGAGCTAATCTTTTTGAAGCTGATCTTTCGTTTGCTAATCTTTCTGAAGCTAATCTTTCTGGAGCTAATCTTTTTGAAGCTGATCTTTCTGAAGCTGATCTTTCTGAAGCTAATCTTTCTAGAGCTAATCTTTCTAGAGCTGATCTTTCTGAAGCTGATCTTTTTGGAGCTAATCTTTCTGGAGCTAATCTTTTTGAAGCTGATCTTTCTGAAGCTGATCTTTCTGAAGCTAATCTTTCTAGAGCTGATCTTTCTGAAGCTAATCTTTCTTTTAGTAAGTTTCCTCCTTGTAGATTATTAGCATCTATACAATTAGGAAATTTGCCGGATAATTTAGTGTTGGAGTTAATGCGCCGAGGCGCTTGGGGACATCCTCATCCTGAAAGGTTTGACATTTGGGCACAAGGTGGTAATTGTCCATATGCTACTGAAGAACGTGCTTGGCTATTTCAAGAATCTCGAAATTTATGGATACCAGGAGCCCCTGAAATGAAAGATAGTGATCTTATTATAGCAATATGTAAGGCTAAAGGTTGGGGCATAAAAGGATTATTTGAATCTACTAATAAGGTAAATCATGAGTAAATTGCTGCAAAATCCATCAGAGTTCTGTATCCTTGTTCGTCGGGAGGGTGATGGGAAGCTTAGTTTCGTTAGCGCAAATTTGGAGCCACATAAACTCCAAGAAAGTCAGCTTAAAGAAGGCTGTGCTGGACACGAGACTAAGCTTCTCCACGCTATTATTTCTGATAAGGGATTTGGAATAATTAGAGGATTGATTACAGGAGAACTAGAATGACGTATAAAACTGATATCGAGCTTGCTGGGAGCGATAAAAAGATTTTTCAAGATTTACTTGAACTACAGCCAAGTGCAAGTCTCGAACTTAACTTTCAAACACGAGATGGCGCAAGTGCAAAGCGCTATCTTATCTATTCATGGCTTAATAATAATAAACTTAAGGCGTATTATCGTGTTTACTGGCCAGAAGATACAAGACTTTTAATAAAACGCTTAGATGTGGTCGCTACTGGCTATTCAGTGAGCGCCAGTAAGATGTCGGATAAACTGAATAGTATTTTTAGTAATATGCTTAAGGATTATGGAACAACTGAAGGAGCTCATGAGTATTTAGCTAACCAGAAAGAATTAGGTCTTATAACTCCAGAAGAACTTGGAATTCTGTTGTGCAAATATGATGAGTTTATGAAATGAGAACTATTGGGCCAATAAAAAGTAGAAAGCTAAGCAGAGAAAATTCTTGGACAGTAAGAATGCTGTACTGTGAGAACTATAATTGTTGTCTAGATTTTGCAGCAGCTTGCTGGTGGCCGGCGTTCTCGTGTATTGAGTGTAAGCTTTGGGATATAAATAAAAGAACTATTAACATTGGAGATAAAAAGGAGGAAGATTTTTATGACCAACGAAGTGAAGAATGAGGAACGAGCTATGTTTGTTACAGATGAGAAGTTGAGGAATACTGTTCCGAATACTTTTGACAATACCATGCTCGCTCAGTGGTGTAAATGCCCAAGATATTTTTACTGGTTTATGCGAAGGTTGGATCTTAAAGAGCCACCAGCATATTTTGCATGGGGTAAGGCTTGGGGTGTAGGTATAAATATGTGGCATTCGCTACAGGGACAGATGCCCAAAGCTGAACGATTTGCTCAGGCCTATTTAGCGGCAGAGGCTGAATGGCAGAAAGACTCTCCAGTTGAGTTTGGGGATAATACTTGGGCCAATCTTGAGCATATGCTTAAGGCTTATACCAATCATTATGGAGAGGAAGAAGCCTGGACAATGCCCTATGGACACGGTGAGATGGGCTTTCAGCTTCCTATGGGAGAGTTAGATAATGGTAGTTTAATCTATTATGCCGGCTCAATTGATGCTCCTATTTTGTGGGAAGGCTATGGTCTGACGATTCGTGAAGATAAGTCTACAGGTAACTATATCAATACCGAAGGACTTGATCCTGCTGTTAGACAGTATGATGATAGCACTCAGATCACAGGTTATATGTGGGCTTTTAATCAGCTTAAAGGAGAATTGCCTGTTGGTGTTCTCATGAATATTGTCTCAAAGAAGAAACGTAAGGACATTGATATGCAATTTGCTCGGTATCTTGTTTCATTTTCGCAGTGGGATATGGACAGATTTGAGCGTGATACGCTCAGAATTGTTAACGATATTCTAAGGGAATGGGACAGATGGGACTGGCCGTTACTTGGAAGGCGTGATCCAATTAACTGTGTTGGCGGTATGGGTAGGAGCGAATGCATTTATCGCAGACTTTGTCACGCTGGGGCGGAACCGTGGGAACTTGAAAAATACTATAACTTCCAAGAGTCTTATGTGTGGAGAGATAAGTGGGCTCCATGGAAAAGAGAGGGGGCGAACGAATAATGCTTACAACTGTAGGACAGCCTAAGGCTGCACCAGTATTGACTGAGGTGGTGGATGCGATGTCTGCAAGAACTACTCATCCACCTTTTTATATTAAAGGTTTTTTAGGAGGAATGACTGGCTCAGGTAAGACGCAGAGCGCAGTGACTCTTCCAGGAGCTTCTGCTGAGCATCCTATTTTGCTTGTTGACTTGGATAATCGGTGGGAGACTGTTCGAGATCTAGTTGAAGCTGGACTCGTTAAGGTTATCACTATATTTGAGTCTGACCCAGAATCTCCAAAGGCCTGGGCCAAACTTGAGAGGCTTAGGCAGGAACTTTGGGCGGAGGTAAATAATGGGAAATTTTCTTATTCGGGAATTATCGAAGATGGCTTATCTATGTTATCTACATATGCTAAGAATTCTGCCGTTACACTCCGTGGAAAAGATGGAAAAGACAACACAGGTATTGGCGGAGCTCCTTCACCAGGCCATTGGGGAGCGCAGATTGCCTATGTGGAAAAACATGTTAATGCTATGCGAAATCTTCCTTGTCACTATGTACTTACTGGTCATTTTGATACTGAGAAAAATGAGGATGATGGTAAGATGTATATTATGCCTAAGATAACAAAGTCTCTTAGGCCCACTATTCCTTCATGGTTTAATGAGGTTTATTATTGTCATCGTAAAGCGAGTAAAGAGACTAGTGGTAAGGTGGATTACTTTTGGACAACAGCAGGAACCGAGCTGTATGAATTTTTTAAGTCGACAATGAATACTCGGCAACAATTCTGGAATGATCCAATTCAGATTGAGTTTCCAAAAAGGCCTGACTGGTGGAATGGTGAGCCTGTTGGCTGGAGAAAGCTAATGAGACTAAGGTTTGGAGGATAAAACTATGTGTAGGTGACAGAATGTAAATTGTAGGGCTAATATATGATATTGTAAGAGAAGCTAGCTGCTCTAGCCATCCCTTGTCGACGGACTTGTGGGTTAAAATCCCACCCTACACATCAACTTTTGGAGGTTAGTTATGCGAGTCAAGGAAGGTGTAATACGAGCAGGTCTTGCGATAGAAATGAGACCTGTTGAGCGGATTGCGGAGGAAATCTGGAAACGGCAAGGTAAGGTAATTGATCTTGGAAAAGAGATTGATCTGGCTATCGAAGGTGTAACTATTACAGCGGCCCTTGATGGAGTTCATAGCGCTGGAAGTTTACATCCTTGTGGGTACGCCGAAGATTTAAGGACAAGATACTTTAGTAAAGAGCAGGTTAAAGCTATTGCCTCAGGCTTAGTTCATAATTTAAAAGCAATAAGCATTTACTATCAGGTAATTGTCGAGAAAGATCATATTCATGTTGAGTATGATCGAGAAGTGCTGGATATAAGATAGATAAATAATTTTGGAAGGGAGGTGATACCTATGTTTATTGTGATCGACGAGGATGGTTTTCCTACAAAAATAGAAGCATTGACAGATGATATTCTGTTGGCTGTTGAGTCTGGAGCTTTGGATGTTATTAGTTTGGAGAATCCGAAGGAGCCAAAGATTCTATTGAATGCTGAGGACGATCACTGGGAAGTTCTGGAAAATTTTAAGTATTAAATTTCGGTGGCTTTGTTTGTTCGAATTATGAACAATTTTTTAATAACATTTTTCAAAGGAGAAAATTTTATGACCACAACTTTTGCTTTTAATAAACCTATGGACGAAGTTGCTCCTCCAGTAATTTTACCAAAAGATTGGTATGATGTAGTAATAACTAAGGAACCAGTCATTCGGCCTAATGCTACACTTAAAGAAGCTGTTGGAGAGCATCCTTCGGATGAGATGATTGCAGCAGTTCTTGAGCAGGATGAGAAAGCTGGATTTAATCTGGTAGTTGAGTTTAAGGTTGAACATCCAGATGAGCGCTTCAACGGTATGACCTTTACTATCTGGCTTGGCTGGCCTTCAGTAGCAGATGAGAATCGTTGGAGCAGAGGCCAGAAAAAATCTGACTCAAAGATGCTCAGGATTGCTGATCTTGTAGAAAAGTTTGGCGGTTCTATTCAGGGAACAGAATTCATTCTTACCGAAGGCATGAAGGGCTGTGTCTATATTGATACCAGAGCGGTTGAAAATTCTGACAAACTTGATAACTTTGTAGACGTTTTTGGTGCAGGTTTTAAGCCCTATCAAAGCAGATAACTAGTCCTATTTTGGGCTACTTTAAAACTAATTTCCTCTACTCGATTGAGGGTAGAGGAAATTTTTGGAGGATAAATGGGTAGTTCTCAGGAAAAGGAGATAAAGATTCGCCTACCACTTGATCTTCATGAAAAGTTTTTTCGAGCTTTTCCTGGTTATGGCGAACGCAGTACAATTATTAGAAAACTTGTCACTCGTCTAGTAGATCGTTGCGAGTCTGAACCTGAATTTTTAGACAGTATTATTGAGGTACTTAGAGATGAATAGACTAATTAAGATAATAGGAGACGCTCCTTCAGAGATTCCAATAGAAGTCTTAATAGAACGTCTCAAGCTTGAGCGTGTTCGTGTATCAGCATCTCTTGATATGTATAAAATGCAGCCAAGTAGAAAAGTTGCTACCACTACAATAAAAACTAAGATACCAGCTGGCATACCGCAGAAAATTATTGACGCTTGTAGAGCCGCCAATATAACTATAGATGAATTTCTTGAAACGCAACGACAACTGAAAGGAGAATTGTGATGGAGCTTGATTTTGGGCAGAAGGTTTATACAACCGAAACAGAAAAAATTGTAGTTCTTGAAGATCGGCAGCGTAAGGTTTTCAATAAAGAGAAGATGGTTCAACTTGTTGAGGCTATGAAAGAGGTTGGACAACTTTCTCCAGGACTATGTCGAATGGACGGAGATAAGGTCACTCTTATCTTTGGCGAAAGGAGACTGAGAGCTTGTGTTATGCTTGGAATTCCTTTTAAGTATATCTTAAAGGAAGAAACGCATCCCTATACACTGGCTCGAATTGAGTTTCTCGAGAACGTAGCTCGTGAAGATCTTGACTATCGAGACGAAGCTAAGGCTATTGAAAAATTTCATCGAATGTCTCAAGAACTTTTTGGAGATTCTTGTGCCGGCCCACATAGTGAGGGTCACAGCATCAGGGACACTGCTAAAGTTGCTGATATGTCTCCCACCAAAGTTCATGAAGAACTTGAGCTTGCTAAATTTTTGGAGGTGCCGGAGGTTGCAAATGCAAAAGATAGAACAACTGCGAGGAAAGTTATCAAAAGGCTCAAGGAGGAGTACCATACAGAAAAAGCACTTGAAGAGGCTCGAGCTAGAGTTAATGGCTGTGAGCCGCCGAGTGATCAATCTGGAGACGACACTACAGAGAATGCTGGAAGCAAGTCATCCGCAGATATTGTTGCGGATAAACTCAGCTTCTTTGACCCATTAGTCTTATGTGGTACTCTTGAGGAAAGACTCGCTGAGTTTCCTGACGGGCATTTTAATGTAGTCTGTTTTGATCCTCCCTGGGGGGTTGATTTTGATTCTGTTAAGAAAGAGAATCCAGGACAACAGTGCTATGATGATTCTGAGGAGTATGTTTTTGCCAATATACAGAAATGGTTGAATCTTATCTACGCTAAGATGTCTGAAAATTCTCATCTATATATGTTCTTCGGAATTACTCGGTATGACAGAATCTATTCTCTTGTAGAATCTATTGGTTTTCAGACTAACAAAATGCCTTTGATTTGGCATAAACAAGGTGCTCATGTAACGAGGAATCCAGATGTTTGGCCAGGTCGTGCTTATGAGCCAATAGTTTATGCTAGAAAAGGTAATAAAAATCTTTGTCGTAAAGGAGCTCCAGATGTTATTATGACACAGGCTCCGTGGCCTAGTCTAAAAAGTATTCATCCTAGTGCAAAACATCCAGATGTTTATCTTGAGCTGCTCAAACGTTCTTGTATGCCTGGAGATAAGATTCTTGATCCTATGTGTGGTTCAGGAATGTTTGGAGTTGCTGCCGAAATTATGCGTGTGACTCATCAACTTGATTGGAGAATGATTGAGAAGGAGCAAGCATTTGTTAATCTTGCGCTTAAAAATCTTATAACAGGTTATTCTGGTTTAACTAAGAGAGAAGATATGGAAAGGAAAGGGGAGTAATCCTAATGGCTTGGACTCGGCGATCAGGAATAATGTTATTCTCCCCTTATGAAGAAGCTAGGTTGAGGCGCTGGCGGGCACCTTATTGTATTCAGCCAAAGCTTGATGGGGAACGCTGTAGAGCAGAAATCAGTCATGGAGAAGTTAAGTTAGTCTCTTCTGAGTTGAACGAGTTTACTCTGGTGCCGCACATCAGCGAAGAGTTACGTCGACTTGGTTATGATAACATTGAATTAGATGGAGAGCTTTATCTACACGGTAAAGACTTTTCCGCTATACATTCAATAGTTAGTCGCAGAGCTAACATCCACGACGAATGGAATAATATGCAGTATCATATCTTTGATGTGATTGATGAATCTGCAATACAGCTTGATCGCCTTGACCAATTACTTGATTTTCCAGAGAGTGAGTTTATTAAGATAGTTCCGACGCTTATCGTCGACACTGTCAATGAGATTTTTGAGCACTTAGATAGGTTTACTAATGCTGGTTACGAAGGTTTTATTTTACGAGAACTTTCAGCGCCTTATATACGTAGAAGAAGTACTTTCGGCATGAAGTTTAAGCCAGGAAAGGAGGATGTTTATACTATTACTGGTTTTAAAGAGGAGAAAGATCAGTATGGAGCTAAGAAAGGAACTCTTGGAGCTATTCAGTTCCAAGGAGAAGACTATTCAACTGGTTGGGTAGGTAGTGGTCTGACGAAGGCCGATAGAGCTAGGTATTGGACTGCTCCATATCCATCAGCATTAATAGGTAAGAAAGTCAGAGTTAAATATCAACATTTAACTAAAAAGAATGGAGTTCCAAGGAGCTCTGTTTTTGTGGAGATACTATGAACGGACAAGAATATATTAAAGCGTGCCTGAGAACATTATCAAATCAAGGAAATGACGACTTATTGCATGGAGCAATGGGTTGTTGTACTGAGGCTGGAGAGCTTCTTGATGCGCTTAAAAAGGAGCGTTTCTACGATAAAAGTCTTGATGATAGAAATCTTATTGAGGAACTTGGTGATCTTTGTTGGTACATATCTATTATTATGAATCGTCTAGGTGTTTCTTGGGAAGAGGTTTGGGAAGCTAATATTGCTAAACTTATAGTACGATATCCAACTGTCTGGACGCAACAAGATGCTTTGGATAGAGATACTAAGATTGAACTTGAAGCTGTTTATAATGCTTGTGAGCCAAATAGTCATGAGAAGTTGACAACAGTTAATCCTTTTACTAAGTATCTTGGTGAAAAAATGACTGATGTCTTTTGCTCGGAGAAAGAAACTAATGGCTGATAAGTTTCCTTTCGGTAAGCATAAAGGCAAGCTACTTGAAGACATTCCAGATACCTATCTGGATTACTTACTTGGTGAGAAGTGGTTTATCGAGAATACTCGAAACAAGTTCTGGATACAGGATATTGTTAAGGAACTTGATACTCGTAGACGTTCACGATGCTATGTTGAGGATGACTACGGGCAAACATTAGAAGATATCTAAGGAGGATAAAAGGATGTATTACTTAGGATTTGATTTAGAAACTACAGGACTTAATGTCATGAACGATGAGCCGGTGCAGTTTGCTGGTATGGTGTTTGACTCTGCTGGAAGATGCAGACGTTCACTTAGCTTTTATATCAACACTGATGTTCCTATTCAACCTGGTGCTCAGGCTGTCCACAAGATTACTAAGGAAAAGATTCAAGCTGATGGGTTTTCTTGCGCCCTAGCCACTGAGCGTTATACCGAACTTGTCTGGGAGTTCCAACCAATTACTTTGTTTGGTTTCAATGCTGCTAACTTTGACTTTCCTATGTGGCAGAACTTTATGCTCAAGCACAAAGCTGGAATGTTCAAGCATCCTCCAGTGATTGGACTGCTTGATGTTATGCACATGTGCTCAGTAGAATTTAAAACTCGCAAATGGCCTAAACTATCAGTTGCAGCAAAGACACTTGGGATAGCTTTCAAAGACGAAGATTTGCATGACGCCAAGGCGGATATCGAACTTACATGGAAGGTTCTTGAATGCTTGTATAAAAAGGCAGGGAAGACTTTATGAGAATAACTCATGAACAATACGAGTACTTTAAGGAACGGGTAGCCTTCTGGATCAAAGAACTTCAATGTGGACATCTGTCTTGGTCAACAACTCTAAAGACTGAGGCACAAGAAGACTCTGGACAGACATCGCTTGCCTGTACAAATTTTAATGTGGTAAGTCGTTGGGCAAAGATATATTTATTTGAAGACTGGGAAGACTATCCTATCAATCTTGAGACTCTCAATTCTACAGCTTTCCATGAGGTTTGTGAGGCTGGTTTGCTCGCAGATGTACGAATACACGCTGAAGATAGAGAATTTAACCAAGAACAATTCGATATTGAGATCCATAGAGTTGTTCGTATACTTGAAAAAGTTTTAGCAAAGGAGGGAATAGTATGATATACTTAGCGAGTCCTTATACACATGAGAACAAAAGTAAACAACTTGAGCGTGCCATGAATGCTATGATTGCTACAGGAAAGCTTCTTGAGCTCGGAATAAATGCTTATTCTCCGACAGTTCATTGGTGTGTCTATGGCCAAAGTTCTGATAAGGCTGGATACGATCACTTTAGAGTTCATGATGAAGAGATGATTCTGCTTTGTGAACGTTTTGTTATTCTTGAACTTGAGGGTTGGCAAGACTCGGAAGGTGTTACTAAGGAGATGATATTTGCCTATAATAATAGAAAGCTGATTGAATCTGCTAACTTCTATGATTTAGCGCTTGGAAGATTTAGACCACAAATAGTTGGAAGCTGGTTTTATAAGGAGAAAACTAATGGAACGTCTGAAAAGTAATATCGTCGGACCTTCGGGACCGCTTGACGCTGAGATATGTTTTATCGGACAGTCTCCTGGTTCAGAAGAGAACGATAAGCGAAGGCCTTTTGTCAGCCCTTCAGGAAGAGTGCTCGATCAATGCCTAAGAGTAGTTGGTGTTAATAGGGCTAGTGTCTTATTTAATAATGTCTTTAAGCAGCAGCCGCCTAACAATAATATCAACTATTATTTTCAAGATAAGAGTAATACAAAGCTTACTTGGGAGGGGCAAGAACATGTTGATCTGTTGAAAGAGTGGCTAGAGGATTTACTTAAACGTCGTAACGAGACTGGTGAGGGTCCTAATATTCTTGTAGCACTTGGCGCAGAAGCTCTCTACATTCTTACTGGAAAGACTCAGATCTCCAAATGGAGAGGTTCATTACTGCCCTGTACTTTAGTTCCTGGCTTTAAGGTCTATGGAACATATCATCCATCAGCCGTTATGCGCAGTATGGCGGATAAGAAAGAAGCTTCTGAACTTGATAATATTACTAAGGAAACTCAGCAGAATTATTATCCTTTGTTCTTAAAAGACCTTCAGCGGATTGAACGACAGTCTCACGATCCTGAACTTGTTTATCCAAAGAGGGAAGGAAGGATGATTGATACTGTTCAAGATGCTATTTTTGAGCTTAATAATCTTATGAACGTAGATTTCTCTTGTGATATTGAAACACTTGGAGGTTTTGATGGGCCTATACTTTGGTTTATAGGATTCTCTCCGAAGCCTGAGTATGGTTTTACTATACCTTTTCTTAAGAATCTTGTCCCAAAGTGGACAATTCAAGAAGAAGCCCAAATAATTACTATGATCTCTAAAGTCTTTCTGCAGCCTAATACTATTAAGATTTTTCAGAATGGTGGCTATGACTTATCAGTTCTTGGTAGATACTATGGCCTTCGTTTAGCCGATGGAACTTTCAGAGACACAATGCTCTGCCATCACGCCTCATATCCTACACTTAAGAAAGGTCTTGATACATTGACCTCTATTCATACATGGGAGCCTTATTATAAAGATGAAGGTAAGGTTATTAATGGTAAACGTGCTTCCGATCTTGCTGAAGGTTCTTATAATATTAAAGACTGTTGTGTTACCAAAGAGATTTATCCTTTGCTTGAGCAGGATGCCAAAGAGCTTGATACGTATACAGGATACCAGAGAACTTTGAAATGTTTTCCTCCGCTACTTTATATGCAGATCAGAGGTGTTCGTATCGACCTTGAGCAGAAACAAAAACTTACTGTAGATTTTTCTGCGAGAGCTGAGGCAGCCTATGCTAAGGTTAAGGAGATTACTGGTAAAGAGTATAATCTTAATTCTCCGAAACAGATGGTTGAGTTACTTTATGGAGCTCTTCATCTTCCTATAATGTATAACAATGCTACTGGTAAAGCATCTACCGACATAGATGCACTTAACAAGCTGAGTCGTAAGTGTAAAGTTGATAGTCCTGCGGCCTTAGTTATTAAGAGTATTAAGGAATTTAAGAAATTCAATAAGCTTGTATCTACTTATACTGAGATGCAAGTTGATTCTGATAATAGGATTCATACGACATATCTGCCAATATCTACATATAGACTGTCGAGCGCAAAATCTCCATTTGGTTCTGGTGGAAACCTCCAAAATATTCCTGTTCGTAGTGAAGAGGGTATGATGGTAAGAACGCTATTTATTCCTGATGAAGGTCTCGAATTTACCGCATCAGACTTGGAACAGGCTGAAGCTAGAGAAGTTGCCTGGATGTCTAATGATGTTCGTTTGATTGAGTTTTTCCAAACTCCTGGTTACGATGTTCACTGGTATTTAGCTAAACAAATTTTTGAGGTTCCACAAGATGTTCCTTATGACAATCCAAATGCTCTATATAAGTCAAGATTCTTAGGAGAATCTTATACTCTTAAGTTTTATCGTAGAATTGGTAAAACTGTTAAACACGCTTCGAACTATAAGATGGGACCTTATAAACTGCAAACTATTCTTATTCGTGAAAATGTCTATTTCTCTTATGCTATTTGTAAGGCATTGCTTGATAAAGTTAAAAGAGAAAACCCACTTACTACGCAATGGCAAAACAAGGTGATAGAACAACTCCACGCCACAAGAACCATTGTCACACCGCTCGGCAGAAAAAGAATATTCATGGGCAGAATCGACGACGAGATGGAACGAAGCGCAGTAGCCTTCGGGCCACAAAGCACCGTAGGAGAAATAACACAGCTGGCAATAGAAAATATGACCAGGAATTGTACGCATTATGAACAATTGCTGAATGTACACGATGAAATGTTAGGGCAGAATAGACCAGAGGATAGGAAACTTGTCTATCCCATCATGAAAAGATCTATGGAGATAACCCATACCATCAATGGTAGAGATCTTACAATACCGTGCTCATTTAAACGTGGACCAAGTTGGGGAAATATGAAAGAGTATAAATACGAAGACCTAATGAAGGAGTAAAACTATGACACGAGAAGAAGCTGAAGAAATAATAGATCTGTACGAGCGCTGGGAATATGAGGTCGCTCTTACTGTGCTAAGTATCTTAGATAGTACTAATCCAGAGAATGATTCTGAGGAGACTATTCTTGGCTCGTAAACTTGCTGATTGGCTTAAAGGCCTTGCTGTGTATGTGGAAGATACTGAAGCGCCTCGTATAAACTGGCTATGGAGTGGAATCTATACAATTGCTGCAACATTGCAACGTAGAGTCTGGATTAATTATGGTCTTGAAAAGATCTATCCGAATCTCTATGTGATTAGTGTAGCAAGTCCAGGAGATCGAAAAGGAGCTCCACTTGGCTTAGCTAAGAAAATGCTTATGACCGCAGAGGTTCCGGTATCAGTTGACTCAACTTCTAAACGAGCATTGACTAAAGAACTAGTAGAAATCCATAAAACTAATATAATGATTAAAGATCATCTTACAGTAGGCATGGCTTCGATAGCTATTATTTCTAAAGAGATGTCATCGTTACTTGCTGTTGATCCTAAGGGCTTGATCGAAATTTTGACTGACCTTTATGACTCGCACGATGAATGGAAATATAAGACAAGCGGTGAGGGTCACGACTACCTTTATAATGTTTGTATCTGTTGCTTTATAGCTACGACCCCAACTTGGCTTATGTCTAATCTTCCTGATGAGGCAATTGGTGGAGGCTTTACTTCTAGGAATGTGATAGTCTTTGGAGGCAAGCGTCACAAGATTGTGGCTTTTCCTGTTGAGCCGCCAGAAGCTGTCTTTAAAGAACTTATCCACGATCTTATGCAGATTAAAAGGCTTAATGGTGAGTTCGAAATTGAGCCCGAGGCTAAAAGGATTTTTGAGCGCTGGTATGAGCAAATTCCTGAACTTGGTAAGAAGATTCGTGATGAGCGTATTAACGGTTATCTTAATAGGATGCATGTTATTGGTCTTAAGGTCGCTATGGCGCTGCGGGCTGCGCATTCTGATCAGCTTGTTATTTCTGCCGAGGATATGTCTCGTGCTTTAGAGCTTGTGACCAATGCGGCTTATATGCACAGTGCTGCTTTGGGTGGGCATGGTAAGTCTGAAATCGGACCACTAGTTATGACGATTGCTAACTATATCAGAATCGCTAAGACCACCACATTCAAAGAGCTTATGAGTGTATTCTATCGTGACTTGCAAAGTCGTGCACAGCTCGACGAAGTTTGTGGTATTCTAGAAACAATGAAACGCATTAAACGAGTTGTCGATCCTACTAAACAGGATTATATAATAACATTTATTAAGGAGGAAGATAATAATGCCTAGTTTTAATTGTAATGGTCCTACTTGTGGAGGTAAATACCAACAAGGAATAAGCGACAAAGAACTGAAGAAGCATCCATTTAACAGTGCAACATTTTTATCTGCTCGAACAGAGGAAGATCTTGAGGAGAAGTTAGATAATTGCGGCTGGGCAGATCACCCAAGTTATGGAAAGATCTGTGCAAAATGTTCAAAATATCTTAGACGTGATGTAAAATAAAGGAGAAAATTATGATATTGGTAAAACCGAGTTTTGAGATTTTAGAGATTATGGGAGTTTATGGGTCTGCTGGAATAGGTTCAGACGCTTTAGAACTTATTGAAAAGGCAGGAAGAATTTGTTATAAATCAGAAGACGCAATTACTTCTGAATCATCAAAAGAATTTACAAGATTACGTATTAAACAAGGTCATGAGTCGATAATCGAACATTCTGCTATGACAGTTAAATTTATCTGTGATCGTGGAGTTACTCATGAGTTAGTACGACATAGGCTTTGTGCTTTTAGCCAGGAATCTACAAGGTACGTTAACTATAAAGGAGGTTGTACTTTTGTTATTCCTCCTTGGATACTCATATTTGAAGGAGAATGGAATTTAGAAAAGATATATCAGATGAGAAATGACGAAGATATGGAACTATTTAATAAGCCAGAATTTTTCTGGATAAATGAACTATTAAATTGTGAAGAATGTTATCAAGACTTATTAAAGGCTGGATGGACCCCTCAACAAGCTCGTTCTGTTCTTCCGAATTCTACAAAAACAGAAATAGTTATGACAGCTAACTTCCGTGAATGGAGGCATATTTTTGAACTTCGCACATCATCTAAAGCTCATCCTCAAATGCAGGAAATCATGCGTCCTTTACTTGACGAATGTAAGAAACTAATCCCAGTCATCTTTGATGATATTGCTTATTAGAAGGGTAGCTCCCAAAGTTTAAAGACTAAGGGAGCTATCAACTTATTTCTTACCACTAAACCTATCCATTGCGGTTGCTACTATAGCTCCTAAGTGCGGAGCGGCAAAATAAAATCCAAGAATTAACATCATAGCCCCTGTAGTTTGATCGGCAAACTCTCCAATTAATTTAGATGAGTTTGTCCAAGCAACAGGTTCTTTGACCCATGTAGCTACTATAGCTGTTCCAACAGCTGATAGTTTAGAAATTGCCCAAGTACTCGTAACGACTGTTGCGATAAAGCGTCTTGCGAGATTTTGACCTTCAGTATTTTTCATCCAGTCAACGAGCATACTTCGTAGTTCCGTAGTATCTTTTGCTCCATCTTGAGCTTTTTCTTCTTTGGTATAATAGAGTGCGTCAGCAGCTTTACCGACCTGTTCAATCATAGTGTTAACGGCTTTCTCAGTTCCAAACATCTTTCCAAAAAACGAGGCTATTCCTATACTCATTTTAGTTTCCCCTATAAAAGTTTGTCTTTACCGAACATGGCCACGAGTGCTGTAACAGCTCCAGTAACAGCTGCAACAAGTTTATCTAAAATTTTAGATTTACCTACAACTTTTTCTACTTCCTTAAAGTGATCTGCACAAGCCTGAATTTGTGCCCTACAAGTTATCTCCTTAGTTGATAGTATTTCCAGAATCTGCTCAGTATTATCAAAAATTATGCTTATCTGTTCACCAATATTAAATGTCGCAAACTGCTCCTTATCCACTTTAAGTCCATTCATTTGAGCTCCTCTTAGTTCTTGTGCGTTCTGAAGTAAATAGTAAGTACGCTTATCGCTCCACTAACATTGTTGTTTAACACAGCAATCTCTACTGGACCATCCACATAGCGCTCTCCGTAGCCTCCTCCAATTTTTGGCATAGCTTGCTCTGAGACGGTAGCACTTCTGTTGTTTAATTCGGCTCCGAAAACATCTACACCATTTGAGTTATTGACTGCTATATCGTAGTCAGCCTGGGGAGCAATTGTCCCTGGATTTACCTCAGCGTGCATAACATAGCCATCTATATTAAATGGTGTTGTTACAGATGTTACAGTTCCATCTGTATGGGCCGTAATTGTCGCTGTAAACTTTTGAACAGTGTCACTAAGTCTTACTGGTTGAGTAAATAATATACTACTAGCCATAAAAATATCCTCCTTAAATTAAATTGTTAACTAATATTGTACGTTTTATGAACGATTCGAGTTCATTTGTATAATTGACTTAAGAATTTTTTCAACATCTCCCTCAGCAATAGCTGGTACAGTCTTTTTTAATTGAAGGCCTCCAGGAACAAATATCAAACTAGAATTGATTATTGACTTCATCCTGCTCTTAAGTTCATCTGTCGAACTCATTCCAAAAGGTAAACTGCCCGCCTCAACAGCTAACTTAAAAGCATCTATTACTGGTTTCCAAGAAGGGGGCATTGTTGGATCTAATGGAAAAGGGCCTGCGCCAACAGCACGAGCGGCCGAGGCTGGACCCCAGATCGTAGACATACCAGCATAAGCAATCGAGCTCGACAGCATCCATGAGAACATCCTCGCAGCAGAAGCCTCCACCGTGCCCGAACGAGACGCCCACTTCGACAACAGACTCCCGTAATTCATCCACCAACTCTGAAACACCATCGCAGTGCGAGTGATGCCCCCACCTACTTGGTTAATCAGAGGGGAATCAGTTACTCCGTAGAGGAACTGGGTATCATTTACTACATCTTTGACCCATAGATCTTTAGCAGCATCCACAGCACCTATGTCTTTACTAGATAAGAGCTTCTCGATTTTTATCCTAGTCCATTTTTCACGAGAACCAAGATTGAGCTTTTTCTTGAAGTCCTCGAGGGCCTTACCCCCAAGCTTCCATGTATTATCAGCATCCTTTCGGGCGAATTTCCGAATATAGTATTCCCACTTTTCCAGTGCAGCACCGCCAGCAACATATCTTGTATGGGCATCTGAGTTCTTGAAGAGCCACATTCCAAGATCTCGAATCTTCTGTGATGTAGGCAACGTAATAGATTTGCCAAGAACATTAAGCTCTTTTCCTATTGAGATCACATTAGGTTTGAATAAAAGATCTGGGGTATACTCAGCAATTACTCCTAGAGTTTTCATATAATCCCTGAAACTTGCATCAGCTACAGTGCGTTTGATACCTTTGGCTAACCAGATAAGATCTCTTGTACCGCCAAGATCTGCTGGAACAGTGAGTAACGGTTGAAAATAGTTACGCAGTGCTGAGAACGGTTTGAAGCCGATACCGCCCATATAGATTAAGTCGTTTATGGCATAACTTAATTGCATAACACGATCCGCTCCCCACGAAGTTCCAAATGTAGCATTTACTACATCAGCAACTTTTTGGTCTATCGGAGAGGCTCTGCCAATAACTCGATCCATGTAGTGCTCAGTATAAGCTTTAAGATTTGGTGGAAAAAATTCCTTAGAGTACTTCATAATCTGTTCGTGTTCAGGATAAAGATAAAGTGTTTTAGCCTGTCCTCGTAAGCGAATAGAAACGATCTTTTCTAAATCAGTGATTAACTCGGCGTCCTGAGTAGTCGCCGCTCGAGAATGCTCAAACGAAGCTGACATTTCGTCAGGAGTTTTAAGCGAGACTCTTCCTCTAGGTCTAGGCGCATCAATGAATATTCTTGGAGAATAGTTATTCAGATAGTTTGGTAAACCAGCGGTTTCTTGTCCTTCCTTCAAGGTTAACTCTTTAGCTATATTACTAATCTTAGCCTTACCTTCATCTGATAGGGTCTGCGTAGCAAAGTCAAATTCTTTAAGCCATTCTGGATGCTTTGCAATATTTGTCTTAAGAATATCAAGAACATTATTGATAATAGTTAACTTGTCTTCATAAGCTAAATTGCTACGCTCTGATAAAGTTTCTGTAAAGAATCTACTAGCATTCTTCTCTGCCCTAGTTGCTGTAAACAGATTCTCAAATTGTATTTTACCTACATCGGTCATATCTAATTTAGCAACTAATTGTGGAATCTTAACTTTAAGATAATCAGAGTATAGATAATCTGTATACTCTTGAAAGGTTTTAACGATTGCTTGTGTTCGAGCAGTACCCTTTTCAAGGATTGCTTGTAGTGCTTCTTGGCCAGCATTAATGCTCTGAGCTTTATCAAGTTCGACTACTAACTCTCCTGCACGCTTCCATTCTGCCGGAAGAAAATTATGCTTGAAAGCTTCATTAGCAAGTTTCTCGCCAAGACCGTTCTTTGCAAGCATTGCGTGAAACATATCTAAATAAAGTTGCGAAGCTATATTAGTACTCTTTGTGGCTCCAACAGCCTTCTCGTAGACGTTAGTAAATGCTCCAAAGCGCTCCTCAAAGCCGCCAAAGACTTTTCTTGTCGGAGCTAAGTAATGCCAAGATCTGGTATCTAATCCTCTAATAATTTTTCCTTGATTAAGCAGAGCATCCTTAATCATTAGATCCATATCTTCCGAACCAGCGGCCCACAGTGGTAGCGTCTCTCGTTCAAGACCAAATACTCGCTTAGCTTGATTTTCAAAGACTTCTTCCATAGTATACTTAGGATTGTTAATTACTGATCCAGCAACTTCTTCCCAAGTTTTCTTTTGCCAAGCAAGTCTTTGAACTTCTGGAGGTCTACGCCATTGAGATAAATCTGCAGCAACATGTGCTCGGAGTGTTCCTTCTTGAGTAAAAAGATTCTTATACTCAGCACTAGTATTCTTGGTTAATTGAATACCTTGTTTGATAGCTTCTAGTTCTTCGGTATCAGTAATCTTATACTTAGATATTAATCCTTTGGCTTCGTCCATCTCAACAAAGTTGTCAACCTTTCGCATAAGCGAATCAACTACAGAAACTGGTGTATTTGACAGTTCCTTCATCATGAACGGAAGCTTTTTGACCCCAGACACGAGCGGTCTGACTATCGGACCAGCAGTGATCTTAAGACCCTTGCCGATTAGGCCAACAGGGAGAATCGAAACAATGTCAAGTCCAAGTGTTAAAGCTTTGCCTCCAAGAGAAGCCTCTGTAAATTGGCGTCTTCCACTTGGCGTAGCTAACCATCCACCAGGAAGTAGGTCTAAACCTGTTTTCATTAATGGATATAGAATATCGTGTTCAGCAGCGAACTCAAACTCCCAACCAGCTTCTGGACCAAAGTTGTCAGTATTAACTGACTCAACAGTTTGCACAAAATCAGTATTAGTTGCTTGATTTACAGAGTCAACTATCATTATTTACCTCCCTCAGGATGAGTCTTTCTCCATTCTTTTAGCTTCATCTGATTTTCTTCAGTGTGATAACCTAGTACATGTTTATTTGTAATAGGTGGAGCGTCTGGATCAATAGTAAAGGCAGCCTCAGCTAGAATTTTAACAGTGTCCGCAATATTTCCACCAGCTTGTTCTAGTATAGCATTTATTATATACCAATTGGGAGCTTGCTCTAAAGTATTTCTATTTTGTTGCCAAGCTGCCCTTAATTTATCTATTGTACCTTGATCTTCCGGCAAGGGCATTTGTCCGGCAATAATCTCTGGCTTAAAATTAATAGAAGTAATTGTGTCACCTTCCTTAACATTGCTCTGCATAATCTCAGTTCCATCTGCAGCAAATGTTCTTCCAGAAGCTTCATCCACAAATACTGTGCCACTATTTCCAGTCCTATCTGTAACGTTTCGAGTAGATGTTACTGGAATAATAGACCATTCAGTTCCAGGAATATTTAACATCTTACGCATGAATCCTTGTTTATCTTTAGGAATACGTACCAACCTATTCCCAGTCATCTCAGGATAGTAAGCTTGAAGACGTGTATTAAGACTATTCAGTTGCTCTTGTGTTGGAGTCTTTCCATAAGCATCTTCAAATTCAGTTAAGACTCGCATAACATTAGCTACTTCTCCATCTTTGACAGCTTTGGTATCATCATAACTTGTTCCACGACCAAGTTCTCCAAGAGCTGTAAGAATCTTTGGAGGAAGTTTCTTAACTGTATCGTCGTTTTTGTCGTAGGAAAAAACTTCATAGCTTTCTCGACCAGTAACTAAGTCTTTAACTGGAGTAATCTGAACTCTGTTTCCTCCAACAGTTGCCATAATAGGCTCAGCAACTGGACGAAGTCCACTATTTCGGACCCTTGCCATTGTCCAGCCCCAATCTTCTAATTTCTTTGTATCGGCCTCAGCAATACTAGCTGGAATATTAGTAATTCGTTGTGTGTCTGGATCACGATACCAGAAATCTCCAGGGCGTCTTTGCTCACCCTCACCTATCCACTCAACAGGCTGATGAAATTTTGGAAGCTTTACAGTATTCGCATAGTCCTTTCCAAACAGAAAGAGATTACGCTTCATAGTATATTCAGCCATTCCTATGTCGTACTCTGCCCAACGCTGCGCATTTTCTTGTGTCCGAGGAAGTTCATCCCCAGTATTAGCAAATTTACCAAGTTTCGACGTATATGGTTTCTCTGGAGGTTGATCTCCATACTTGTCAAAAAATTCTACTTTCTGAGTATTGGCATCCATTGGAGAATTTACTAATAATGGAGTCAAGATATTCTGCATTTCTGGTGTAAGAGAATAGTAATGCATACTCATCATAGAGTTATAATAGTCTCGTGTAGCTTGAGGAACTCGTACGTCCAAAGCAAGATCTTTTATTGTAGAAAAGATATATTTCTGCCTCTCACCTTCCTGCTTAGCTTGTTCTTGCTGATACTGTGAAGGCTCAGAAAGCTTCTGGCGTAGTTCTATATTACGCAGAGCTACATTTTCAAGATCAAGTTGTTCCTTCATAGGATTAGACACCGATCTACGTCCTGATCTTATAAGGGATATAAAATCTGAAAAGTCTTGTGGTATTGCCATATTAGTCTCTCCTAAGAAATCTCATAATATTTCTTTTTACGCTCTTCTTCCTCTCTCGCCTCTTGTGCCCTAGCCATTTCTGTAGCATTTGAATAAGAATCATAATAATCCCTAAATGTAGGTTTAGTATCTTTACCAGAATTACTGAGCATGCGTTGCTCTTCGTCTAAATAATCCTCGGCAAGCTCAGCATATTTTTCTTTAAGTCTAAATTCAGAATTAAACTGACTTGCCATAAGATCTAATTCTCGATCCTTAAGCATCTCCGTAGATGCTAATTGTTTATAGCCAAGCGCTAAACTTTCAGTATTCATTTTTTCAGACGACTTAATATTCGACTCGGCAATTTTCTCAGCAGAGGTAAAACCTTCTCTAGTTAGTGTTGCCTGCTGAGCAAGTGCTGTATTTTGATAAGCTAGTGTAGCATCAAACTGTCGAGTTGATTCTGTTAGCTGTGCATAGAACTGATCCATACTAGCTAAATAACTAGCTCGTTTAGTTGCTTCTCCTCGGAGTAATTCATCATAGGCTCCAGGAGTAGTATAATGTGTTTCTGATGGATTAAAAAGTCCAATATCACCTAGTGCCATTTTATTCCTCCTCAATGTTTAAAATTTGCTCAACAGATTGTTTATTATATTCTACATATCCACAAGATTCAGTCTTACATGTTTTACAGCATTCCCATTTAGAGTACATTCTAGGATTTGCCTCAAACTCTTTTCTATTAAGGCTGAAAAGTTTAAGTACTCCTCCACAAATTGGGCATTTTCTAATAGGTTTAGCAATAAAGTTTCTCTCCCTTTCCTCAGCTATCGTAGTCTTATGTCTTTTAGCCGATTCGCCCAGTTGCTTAACATATTCTTTAACATCTTCCTCAGATCTTCCATTATCCTTAAGGTGTTGACAAATATTGAGATATTCCTGAATTGTTTTAAGTGTCCATATCTGTAGTATATCTTCCATATAATTATTCCTTTTAACAAGTCCATAAAGATCTTTGAATGAAAAAGGCCTGATCACTCCTACCATAACTTTCATAGGCGTCTTTATAATACACTATAACATTATTTTTAAGAGTAGAACATGCTACAGCTTTGGGAGGAGCACAACGCATATACTCCCCATCAGCGTTAGGCCATCCGTATTCACCAGAGGCTATCATCTCTGAGCAAGTATCACAAGCCCTCCAAGGACCCTCACAACGTCTATCAATTGTCATTCTATATTTAACCCCATTTAAAGGTATTCCATAACGATATCCCAAAGTATATCCTGAAGTGCCACAGTAGTCTGTCCAAGAACCCCAAGTTCCAGCAGTATTCATGGCTTTACCAGAAACAACAACCCCGCAATTATCAGTAATAGTATAAGCTACATTAGCAGCAAAGTTAGTTCCACACGTTCCATCAACACAGCTTAAAGTAGCAAACCTATTTTCTGTCTCAAGACTAGTAACCCCTCCATCAAAAGTATATCCAAGAGAACTTGTAGCAAAAGTAAATGGACCACAGCCTCCAGTAACATATACTGTAATTGAACTATTTTTTACTATCGTGTCTGGTGTACTAGCATCGTCAAAACTAAGAGCTCCTTCAGGAGGACTAGCACAACTACATCCTATACAGTGCTGTTTTAAAGTTTTACTACAATAAAAACCTCCGCCATCAATCATCTCAACTAAAACTTCATGATTCTCAATAGTAGAATCAAAAAGAAGATCTCGACTTGTAGGCCAGCCAAAAAGTCCTGGAAGTTCTTTAAGTAATTTACCAGCTATAACACTTATAGTTAATTTACAATCTCTGCCAACAAAATGATCAGTGGTGCAATATTGACTTGGATGTATACTAGCCGGCCAATCTTCACAATGACTCGAGTGAGTCTCATGCACAACTAAAGTACAACCACTACATTCATCTAAAGGCTTTTCTCCGCCGTCAACTGGCGTAAATCTTCTCTTAGGTCCAGGAGGCTTAATTGGAGGAATAGGTTTAGGCGTGGGCCAATCTGGAATAGGCATATCTAAGTGCATCTGAGGGTATTCGGAATCAAGATAAGGTTTTTCAAACTGACTTTCTTTAGTCACCACATCCTTAAGATGTCTAGTAGGAGCTGTAAAAAATTCTACTAAAGACTTCTTTAATTTAAGATATGGTTTTCTAGAGGTATAAGTCATTTAAAAACCTTTCTCACCTTCGACATCCATATAGTATAAGAATGAATAGATCTCAAGTTCTACATCTACAGTTGCTACAGCAAACTTAAGTTGAAAACAACTACATCGTTGCTGACTAGTATCAACTCCATCGACAGTTAATCCGTAACCACTATTAGCTAAACTTATCGCCGCAGGAGTTGCTAAAGCTGAACCACTACTTGCCAAGTCTTTATAGAATGTAATTACTACATCTCCAGAACTCCGAGTTTTCATCTCAGCATAAAGTCCTCGAAATAACAGATCGAACTGATAACTATCTTTAACCTCATAACATATTGCCCTTGTTTTAATATTATGCGCTATAAGCACATCAGCATTAGAATCATCTTTGTCTGAAGTATCAGTCTCTAACCTAAAAACTTTTCCGGCAGTATTTCCTCCGTAAGTTTGATATTGTTTATTAGTATCTCTGAAAGAAATACCACTAACAAGTTTTGCGGAAGCTCCTCCAACTGTTCTATTCCACGGAGGATACCATTCGTCAGTAATGTAATTATAAACTAACTCTGTTCCATCTGCAACAAGAAGATGATATTCATTTCTTAGCGGATCAACAAATGCTTGAGCAGTAACTAAGTTTGCAGCACTTATTGCAGTAGAATATTCTGTGTTAAAATAATGATCTATTGGACCAGATACTTTTCTAGGTTTTCGTCCATCTATTACATAAATACCATCAGTATCCATCCAAATACATATACTCAATGGTTCGTCCGCATGCATAGCGAGATAACCAGCTTCAACAACACAGACAGTTTTTGGAGCACAGCAACCTATAGTATCTGCTACCTTAAGAATACCAAAATTAGCCAAAGTATAACCTTCAAGTAACCAAACTGAGTCTGGTTTAAAAACAAGAAGTTCATTATAAAATCTTACTGCTCGAACAATCTTAGTCATATTGCCAAAAGCATCAGTATAACTTTTACTTTGCTCAAGAACAGCATCTGGTCTTTCGTTCTCAGAAAACCTCAATCTATTGGGATACGATGGATCGCCCCAGTACATAGCACGACCTTTAAATTCCACAACACCAGCATAAGAAGACAGCTCTTCAGGATGAGAGGCACAAGCAACAAAGAATACCCTAACATCGTCCGCAGCATTGGCAAACGCAGCACTCCAAGAAACACGATACCAGAAACCAGGCAGCGAATCAAATGGCATACTCCTACGATGGACCACCAAGCCCGCAGCAACCCACCACAGAGTACCAGACTGTGCAAGAGAAGCTGTACCAGCAACAGACTTAGTCTCATCAGTTAAGTTAGTTGTTAGGGCGTTCCAACTATCTCCATCCCAATATTCAACAGAGTCAAAGACCGCCGCATCAGTGTTCTCATAACCTTCGACGACACCAAAACCTAATCCAGCAAGAGGAACTTCGCTCTTAACATAGATAAAGTCACTCGTAGTTGCATCATTAAGGTTTAGATACATTGACTCGGACTCAATAGTAAGTTTACCAGTAAGGTCTACATATTCACCGGTTGACTGATCGAAGAAGACTATGGCAAGAGGGGTACGATAAACTCCGTCCCATTTGTTACTTATCTGAGAAAGTCCATAGACAACCTTACAACTTTTGACTGTAACAGAATTACTTAATGCTCCGCTGAAGGTTACTTTATAGGCGTAACCCATAATGCCTCCAAATACACCTAAGGTGTCACTAGAGCTTACTGCCCAAGTAAGACTTCCATCTACTGCAAGAGTCTTTCCAGCCGCAGCCGTTCCATCTGTCGCACTACGATCACTCCATGTCCCCGCCTGATAGCTAGCAACTGCTGCGGTAACGGCATTTGTGTTGACAGCTGTTCCCAAGTCAAGAGTTATTGCACTAGCTTTTTCCGGAGAAATTACTATAAGATAATCACTAGCTGCTCCAAGGATTAGTCCCTCGGTATCGGTACGATTGTCAGTAACCTGTTTGGTAAAGTCTGATAAAGCTGCTTCACTATTATCCCAAGCTAAGAATCCTGAGCAAAACGGAGTAGCTCCCCCCCAGGTTAACGGAACACCTCCATCAGTGTAGACCCATTTCTCCCCAATCATATCTGAATAGCCGGGAGCACTTGATGAAATGGTTTTACTATTGGTGATATCTGTACCAAAAGCAGTTCCATTGGCTGGTGGATCGTTAGCAGCGTCAGTAAGTTTAGCATTGCACTGCGCTATAAAATGATAGTCCAGATTTCTTGGATGAGCATACTGATGTAAAGATAAGATAGGTACTGCAGCTATAGCTGTAGTATTGTGCGTAGCACAGCCTTTTCGCACCTTCCATCCACCAACAGCACTAACCTTTCGCATATTAAGTCCATCTGAGATACCACCTTGTGGAAGTAATATAGCAGGAGTGACTCCATCATATTTTCCTGTAAACTTTTCTTTCTTAAGTTTAAGCATTTAACCACCTTGAACCGTTCGAAAAACGAACGAATTAAGATCGACCAACAGCCATTCCTGCATGTACACGTATAGATATCCAGTCATCAAACTCTTTCTTAGCTGCTCGATATTCTGTTTGAACAAACTGTAAAGCTTCCTTGTCAAGTTTTGCTCCAGGCTTTATCAAGGCCATTATGGCTGCGTCAAACGTCATAAGCATATGGCTTTCTTCTGGAAGAACAGAGATCGTCCCATAGATATCTGCCGCTGTAGGTGTTCCAGTTATTGTTGCTACAGCTGTCGCAGCGTCCCAGTCAGTTATTGTAGATCTTATATCCTGAATACCACTACCGTTATAGATATCAACAATAACTCCATTGTAGTAATCATTGAGAAATTTGATACCTTTACCTGTTCCATATGTATTTGAGGCTACTGCTTCAGCTGTTGAAGTATCGAACTTTAAAGCGCTAGCACCGCTTCCCGAAGCCGCAAAGCCCATATGAAGTTCTGGAACTCTTCGCTGATACCATAAAGTAATAGTGTCAGAAAAAGTACTAGTGTTAACCTCAAACGTGTTAGCTAGAACATAAGCTTCTTGCGAAGCATCATCTGGATAACCAGCAGCTCCACGGCTAACTTGTCGATACGCTGGTCCTCCCGCTAACCAACTTATAGGACTTCCATTAGAATCTTCCATATAGATTGGCTTTGAACAGTCGCTTGGAAAGCTTCCAACACCATTAGTGACTACTACTGAATCGCTCTTTGTAAGCCAATCTCCAGGAGTCATAGATAACTTAATAGCTATCTTATTCTGCGCCATATTAAGTCTACGTAGAAGATTCAAAGTACTCCAATGCGCAGCGGCAGATTCGCCGATTAGGTCTCGTATAAAATCTATTTGCTCATAAGCGTTCATACTTTCTCCTAGCTAAACATAGCATCTTCGAGAGTTGGTTGCTCTGCCGGCTGCTCCATAGACTCAAAGTCTTGATCCGCAAAACCTTTAAGGATAGACTTAGGAACACCAAGTTCTTGCGCAGACTGGTCGAGTAAAATGAATAGGCCAGAAATCTTCTGCATCTCCTGCTTAAGCATTTCAGCCCTACCGCCAAGAACATCTCTTACTTGTTTAAGTTGTTGGAATTTCTTAAGGAAAGCTTTGTGCTCGTCACTTAGTTTATAGTCCTCAACCAACGCTTTACCCTGCATAGTTTCCTCCTAAACGTGCGCAGCACTAGCGATGATCTGTGTAGTCTTTGGCTTAAAGATTTTCACATTGGGCTTAGGCTGTGCGACAAGATTTAATAAATACTTCTCATCTTTAGCTTCAATCTTTGCTGGAACAACTCGCTTAACTGTTCCACGTATATAGTCAATAGATTCTCGTGTAATAGCTTCTATCTTATTCTCAAAATCTTTCTGTTTCATAGCTTTAATATGAGCGTCTTGCCTGTCAAAGTATTGACAAAGCTGGTCGACAGAATAGCGCTCGAAACTGAACTCTTGTAATTTGATTAAGACATCTGCTCCAAGCTCTCTGAAAGTTTTGTTCTTTGTTTGAACAGCCATAATAAACTTAGCTTGATCATCAATTCTCTTGAAGAGCTTCTTACTCTGCTCTGGAAACTTCCAAATTTCCCAGATTTGTTTTGGGTGATTCCAGACAACATCGAGTTCCTTATCAAGCGCCCATAACTGCCTTCGAAAACCTAAATCAGCAACATGAGTTGCATCATCAGTTCGACGACACTCATCAAAGCTTGGTCCAAGAGTTTGTTCCTGTAACCGTCTCTTCTTTTCTCTAAGTTGTTTGTATCTGTTCCTTATCATTTAACATCTCCTTTTAAAAGGACTTGGATTAGCTAAAAGGATGTAAAAACTAATCCAAGTCCAAGCGACTGGTATCCAGTCAATTATTCGCCGTCGTCCGCCGAAGCTGTACCGATCAGGCCACCAGTTGCAGCACCAGAAACGTCTTCGTTATAGTAATTATTGAAGAGCGTGCACTGAGCGGCAACAATAGAATCTGTCATTGCGGCCAAGTTACATGTTATGTAGTTATTATAAATCTCGCCTGTAGCGTTTCCAGTTAAATCGATCGCAGGTTCCGCACCAATATTACTACCAGCACCATTAGTAAGAATATTGTAACCTATATCAAGTAATGTTGAGGCCGCTGTACGCCCTTCAATACAAGCTGTTGAAAAATCTCCACGAATGGTATTATTAAGAACACGATGACCTGCTGAAGCGCCATTAAAAACAATACCAGCTGCCGCACCGCCAAGGCCCTGTTGAATCCGACAACCTTTAACAAGACCATCATTACAACCAGCAGCTATTGAAATCCCATCGAGAAATTCATCTGTTGTCGTTGTCTCTACTGTTAAGAGACAATTCTCAATTTCAAAATTATCGGCAGTCGCTCCAATGCCTATTCCAACCTTAACATCAGCTACTGTAGCCTCGAGATGAAGATTCTCGAGTCTTACGTTTGCGGCAGAAATCAAGAAGTCAGAATCTGCATGATTGAAATCGAATCTTGGCTGACTCGATCCACGGCCAAGACCAATGACTGTCAGATCTGTCTTGTTGAAATCAACCGCACCAGAACTTGATGTGTCTGCAATATCATAGTAAAAACCAGGAGCAACTATGATAGCGTCCATTGCAAGACTTGTGCAGGAATTTATAGCTGACAGCGGATCAGTAAATAGCAACTCTGTTGGAACTTTGCCGCTAAGCCAGGCATACGCCTGAGAATCAACTCTAGCAAGAAAGCGAGGGTAAGTTGTTAGAAGTTCAAGCTTCCGCATAGATAACAGAAGCGCCCTTACATCAGAATGAAAACTCAATAATCTCATTTTTACCTCCATCCACCTTATGAGATTTGGAGAGGATTGCTCCTCTCCGTGTTAATCAAACCAGAGACTAAGCTCCGTAACCTTCGTTCGAGCTCTTGGTATAAGCCAAATCTGTAATAACACCACAGTTGGCCCTGTTCTTAATACCAAGCTCGGCATACTCATACAGTACGGCCTCATAAGCGTCGTAACCAGAAATCCGAGATAAGATTGAACCATCATCAGACATCCAATCAACGGCACTCATAGCGTACATAGCAATCTCTGACAATGTCAGGTAGTAAATTTCGCCATCGATAGCGTCATTATCTACCATGAAAGGAACGCCGTTGTAAGAAATTGCATCCCAGCCACCATCAAGCGTCATAGTATTAACTATGGACCTGTCTGCTCTCATGAGTTCAATGTACTCACGTCTAAGAGCTCTGGTGGTCAGAAGCAAATCTGGACCATAGCCAACACCTGCCTGTTCCTCGATCAGATCAAACATTACCTGCATCAGGTTAAGTGTCAACGCCCTCTGACCATTGTATCTGCCAGAAGGATGCGAGTCCACCTTGGACTTAAACCAGGGATAGGTCGCAACAGCAAGACCCTGAAGAGGGTCAGGAAAGCCACTAGCACCCTCACCGCTTGCCTGGCCGTCATCGAGAGCGATCTCGTCAAGATCTGTATCTGTGATCAGTCCACGAAGACCCATCATTTCTACACGATGTGCGCCAGATGCCGCCTGTGCTCCAAGTCCTGCGGGTCTTACATAGAATGTTCCTGCGGCCTCAGTAACATCTGCATCGGTACAAGTAATAGTATCATAGTCAGTACCCTTGGTCAGAGCACTTACTGCTATGTCTGTACCATCGACAACAAAGGTAGCTGCACCGCCAAAGGTAGAACCAACAACTGGAACAGCGTCAGGACGGTTCTCAAGATACTTACCTCCAAAGGTACTACCAAAAGCATCGCCACCGGCAGAGTTGCCAGTATACTTCTTCTGAAGGGTAATAGCTGTTGTAGCGCCAGACCTCCACCGAGCAAGGATGCCATAGCCGCATCCCCACATTGCCCTGTTCTTCTCCTTCATAAAGTCACGAGTAAGACCTTTTACTTCGGTGTCGATCACCTTAGCATAAGCTCCACGCTCATCTCGTGTTGCAGCTTTAGAAGGACCACTGACCTGCATACGGCCATAGCCATATTTCATAGGCACTGTGCAAGTCTTATGTTTCTGGTAGTTTGCGGTAGGCAGAACGCCCATATCACCACGATAGCCTGTACCAGTAGTTCTTCCATAATGAGCCTCAATAGTCGCATTCTTTCCACTAACATCTTCTGTATTGCGCTCAATCAGATCGACAAGTGGTGTTCCATGATTCAAGTATTCCTGTATACCAGGAAGATAAAAAGTCTTCAACATCTCATCATATGTTGAAAGTTGTGCAGCAGTCATAATTCATTCTCCAATACTAAGGAAGCTGCCTCATGAACGACGAAATAGCATCTATAGGAGAAACCTCCTTAGATTTATCTTTAGGAAACAAAGATAACTTTTTGCCTTTCGTAATTCCTGATACTCCCTCAGCGGTTAAAAGGTCAGCAACAGTTTGCCGAGAAGTCGTTCTCTTTGTCTTAATCTCATCATAATTAAGACCATGTGCCTCAGCAAATTTCTTTTCAATAATAGCAGTACGCGCCATTACCTCATCGTTTACAAGTTTGGCGACTTCTAACAGTGTGACTTTCTTACCCTGTTTGCGTGCTTCATAAGTCTTCGCAAAAACCTTACTGATATCCTGTTCCTCTAGATCAGGATAGACCTTCTTAATCTCCTCTTCCTTATTGGTTCGGAGCATTAAGGTCTGGGTATCCTTTGTATCAAGTACAGAAGTTTCGATAGTATTTACTTTATCAATAAGCTTCTGTAAAACAGATACAACAGCATTACTGTCAAGTCCACCTTTATCGTCAGGTTTTACGCTAGGTTTCTTTGTCAAGATGCTCGCAAAAGGATCATCGTCTTTAGTATCTGGTTTTGTTTCCTTAGTTGGAAGAACAATTTCTCCCTTTTCGTTAATCAGACCTTTAGTCTGCAAGTTACTAATAACAGCAATTGCCCCTTCAGCGTGTTGTAAAAACTCGTCAGCCGATACACCATAGGTCTGAGCTGCGTCAAGAATCTTTTGAGCTTGCTGACTTTTCTGAGTGGCTGCCGCCGACTCACCTACCAATGTTTTTATAACTTCTGGGGTGTAAACCTTGCCGTCGATCTCAATCTGCTGGGTTCCTTTAGGATCAGAACCTGCCTGACCATCGTAAACCACTCTCGTCCGTTTCATAAATCCTCCTGTTAATTACTTAATAGTGTTAAATCCACCCGATTGAATCACATATACTAAAAAATCTGAGAACATTTTCTCAAAAGTTCTTCGCTTAAATGTTGCAAGACAACGAGAAGCAAAGGTGGATAATCCTTGTGCCTCGTCTATCGGATAACTATCAGCAGCTTTTGTGAGCTCTTCCCACGCTTTCTTTGTGGCCTTAGCCGCCTTAATGAAAGCTTCCCATTTTCTAGAAATAATTAACTTTTCCTGATCATCTACATTCGCTAATGTTAGCATTTACTATTCTCCTTTTATTAGTTTTTGTTGTCTGATAATAGCAGCTTCCTGAGCCTGCATTGCTTCCTCAAGAAATTGTTGATGTTGTACCTCATGTTGAATAAAACCAGTCTCAACCTCAACAAATTTAGTCGGATTTTCAAATTTAAGTTTCTGATACTCAGCTTCCTTACGTTCAAGATGATGTTCTTCTAAATGAATTTGATGATCGTCATAGTCATTAACAACAAGCTTAGTTCCAGGAGCTGTCATAATAAAGACATTCTCCATACGAGCTATCTGTCGATCTTTATGAGACTCGGCAAAAATATCTTTGATATCGTCTGGAACCTCGTCCAGCATTCGTAGAACACGTTCCTGGGTACGAGGATCAGCTGGATTACCATAAAGACCTTCCTTATAATTCTCACGCACTCGGAACTGACGAGCTGTCTTAGATTCAGGAATTGTGCTGTCCTTGACAACATTAACATCAGTATTATTACGCAGGTCTGCTCCCATAAATTTCTCAACATCGTAGGAGTCATCCTTACCACTTATCGCAATAACCCTCTCAGTTGTATAGCCCTTCTGCATGCGCTCAAGAACTCTGGAAAGTAATGCCTCAAGACTCTCTTCAAAAATCGCATGAGTTGGAATGTTACCAGAATCATCTTGTTCAAGCAGCATACCTACCATATCACCACTACGAATATCACTCTTGTTAGTTCCTTGAGTGACTTCGTGCTGATGGTAAAGTTCCATAAGGCCTTGAGCAACAAGCTCGAGGGCTGTTATATAAGAACTCGGCAGACCTTTGAGATCCATCAGTTCTGGTTTATGTCCCATAACAGGAGTATAACGAATCTCTTGACCATGCTCATCGTTCATAGCAACTTCGACATTTGAGTTCCTGGGGATAAGCCACTTACCTTTAGCCATATGCTTATTAAACTCAGCTATGTCTCCGAGTGTATCATTGTGAAGTCTCTGTAAACAAATTGCTGCTTCGGTCGTAGCCATACCATAGAAACATCCAGGAATCTCAATATCTTTAAAATGCTCCATATGATAAGTATCATCTGGATAATCTTCTTTACGAAGTATTACTCCCGCCGCCCCAATTATTCTTAGACCTTTTGGGTATTCTGTGGAAGGTTTATAGCGAATCTCAGTTACTAAAGCTCCATCAGATTTTGTAGTGCTTCTAGTCGTTGACGTACCAAATAAGAGGTTAACATCTGAAAGTGTTTCTGGTCGGGGCTCGGCAGTAACACGCTTGCCGGCTTCTCCAAAAGTGCTGACAATCCACTCAAGAGTATAATAACGCTCCTTACCTAACCATGGAAGATCGTCTAGTTCACAAGTGGCGGAACCCACAGAAGGAAACAATAACTCGAAAGGTGTCCAGATGTCTACACTTACATCACCTAAGTAAACGGCATTGCCAGTTTCTCGGTCTATTTCGATTGGTCCAATCTTAGGGTTCCATGTGTCTTCGAGAAAACCATTACCTGTGCCGTAAATCCAACCAGCCAATTTACGAATTTTCTTACGCATCCTCGCTTGACGCCAGAACCATTTAAGAATCCTATCCGCTTTCTTTGCAGCTTTAAGATCTTCGGCATCTGTCGAAGCAGGAACAACACTCATCCTAGGATGTGTTTTAATCAGCCGAGAAATCTGCTTCATATAACGAGGAAGAATCTTATTGTCTATGTAAACTTTTCTACCCTTCTGAGCAGCAAGTTGCTGTAATCGCTCTAGTGCAGTATTATACAATACTCGCTGACGTCCAGCAAGAAACGCTAAGTTCATTTGCCACTGACGCTCATAAGGAAGTCGATTTGTTCTACCCTCTTCTCGACAGGTTGAGATTATATCCCAATCTGTATCAGGTTTCTGCGATCTATTTCTAAGCCAATTATTAACTATCTTCATTTTGCACCATTAGTAATTGTTCGCATTTCGAACGAATTAAGAATCTTTTCCATAATCTCCAATCATACCAATCTGCGCCTCGTCAAACAAAGACGAGTAAGGAGTCTTTTCTGGCTGCTGGAAATCTACTGTGTATGTTTTTAGCTCTGGAAGACTCCTTGCAAGAAACTTATCATGAAGGTCTTTGATCTCTGCTGATTGTCTAGTAATAACAGAATTAAGAACTGCTATAGCTGCGTTCTCTGAGGCCATATGTTCTCGCACCTTTTGCATAAAATTTCTAACCTCTGATCTAAAACTCATTTCCTTCTCCTTTTATAATTCTCTTAATATATCATCTAAACTAAAATCATCCATAGGTTTAATTGTTGAACGAATCTCCTGAAGACGTTTCTCAACATCATTAAGACTTTTAACAGTAAAATTACCTTTAGTTACTTCATCACGAAACTCATAGAGATCCACATCTGGCCACTTACCTTGATACTTAAGACCGAGAACCTTAGCTAACTTCTCTGGATTATTCATAGCTTTTGCCACAGCTATACGTGCTTCATCGTCTAACTTCTTAAGCATAGCTTCTGCCTCTGCAGCGGCTTTATTGGCCGGAGCAAGTAACTTTTCTGTTTGTAAACTTGTCCGGAGACGTTTATTTTTTGCTAACAGCATTTTACTTTCTTCTGTTAGCCCTCCCCCCATTCCTAAAGAGCCTGCGGGTCTCCGTCCAAAAGCTGTTCCACCACCTAACGCTCCCATAGACCACATAGTAATATCCTCAAGAGACGGATTAGATCTTCCGCTTAATGCATCTCCTATAAACTTGGTCCAGTTAATAGCATCGTTTCCATAGATCGTAGCAAGAGCTATTGGTGTTGCAAGAATTTTAGAAAAGACACTTGCCTCTTGGGGAATCTTCATCTCACGAGTTCCCATCTTATCTGTATACAATGATCTCCACTGTTCTCTTTCCTCAGGAGCTCCTGAAGAGTATGAAAGCAACATATTCTCAATATCATCTTTTAGACTCATTGTAAGTCTCCCTGAACAAATGGCTCATTTCGTCTCGTTTGTAACTCGGCATTAGCTATTAAAGCCTGACTTAGACAACGATCATAATGAGACATAACTGGCATAGGTTCAAAATTCTTAACCATATTCTCTGAGATTTCAGCATAATACTTTGTTCTAGCCTTCTTAACTTCTTTAAGGTCTAATGGAGCCAACTCGTCAACCTCAAGAGCTATTCCAAAAGCCATTACCTCATCATCATGCGCTCCCGCACGAGCTTGCGCTTTACCGGTCTTCGAGCGCACGAAGCATAACATTTCTTCTATAAGACGATGATCATTTAATCTTCCTTTACGATCAATTAAGTACTCTCTTATTGCAGCAATCAACTCATTCCTTGAAGTTGTGTCTGTCTTCCAACCTTTCTTATAGCTAACTCCTCCAGATGTTACCTCAAAACGAGGAGCCATAAATAGATTAGACAAACCGAGAACTACGCAAAAGTCAAATGTTGCTAATCCTGGGCCATTTGTCTCGATACCCACCCAAGGAGCGTAAGGAGACAAAGGTTCAAAACTATAATAATCCGAGACAATTCTAATAGCTTTTGCCAGAAGAACCTCATCTATTTGACTGTAATAAGACGCTACTAAATTTTTTGTTATACGATCAAGTACTTTAATACTCGCATAGTCACCACCCTCAACACCTTCTACGACATCTACTCCCATCGTATAGGCGTGGTCACTTCTGAACTTTTCATAGACAACTACAAAGCCTTCACGGCTACGAGTAGTAAGAATCTCTTTTGCTGTTAATGCTTCAAGATTAAGCTCAAGATAACAAATTGGCTCATCAGGAAGCATACGATAAGCTTGTAAAGAGTCTCCAGCCTCTCCATTAAAAACTGAGGCGCCAACTCCAAGCCATTTCATATCAATTTCCTGATCCATTTCATCTTTAGTTCTACGAAGCTTTTCGGCCTCACGCCACGGAGATGATAAGACTATTTCTGGTTTCCAGTGTTCTTTAAGTCTAGTTTTATCTTTTTCATTTGGAGGAGGCCACTCACAAAACTGATTAGCGCCCTTCTCAGGGTGTCTCCACCAAGGCATAAGAATCTTTTTCGTTTTACCGTCAGTAAGAATTCTATGGAAAGTGCCGTTGACGTTCTGCGCAAAAGCTGTAGATACAGCAATTCTACTAGGAGTAGCATCACCACCAGAGGTCCAAGCAGCCTCATCTGTAGATTCCCACTTAGCAAACTCATCATATAAGATTGCTGCATAACGACCACCAGTACCATAATTCGGGTTATTAGATTCACCCGATATAGTTGCTCCTGTTTCAGGATTCTGGAATTTTGCATAGTTATCATGTTTCCTACGAACAAATCCTCTAGGCCAAAGCCATTGAGGAAGCCTATAATGTGCGTAGCGTACTTTCTCAAACAAGGTTCTCATGTCACCACGCTTATCTACATAGTCTTCAATACGAGAACCTAAAAGAAAATCTGCTCCGCCAATTGGATTCATCCACTCGTGATGAAAGACCAATAAGACTATCCAAGAAGCTCCCATATCACGAGTTTTTTCAATGGCAGCATCCATTCCAGTCTTAATACAGTCTTGTAACTCAAGAATTCCTTCATCTTGATAATCCCAAGTAATAAAGGGGATATGATGCAATGGGCGCTTACGAACGTCATATGTATAGTAGAATGCGTTGAAAGCAAATAGAATATCCTCGTGAAACAGACGTTTCATTTTCAACTGGAAAATCTCATCATCTTTAGCTCGTCGAAGAATTTCAACTCGCCATTCAAGATTTTCTTTTCTGGTCTTAGGATAATCCATTACAGCCTTACCGACTCCTGCTTAAATTCAACAACTGTCTTATTAAAAGCTTCCTTAGCAAATTCAAGAATAGCTTTGTCTGAAAATCCTCTGAAAGGTTTCTTCGTAGTTAGCAACGAGACGCTAAGATAACTACAAAGTTTTTCAGCAATATTAGCAATATCGTACTCTAATATTATCTTTTCCTTTCCTTCTCTGTCTATTTTTTCTAGTATAGCAAAGCGCATGTTAACTCCCTAGTATACCAACTATGTCAGCTTTCAATTCCACTAACATACTGATATCATTTACCAGTTTATCGATATTGCCTTGAATTTCATCAATAGTCTTCTGCACCATTTCCACAGTCATAGGAACATACTGCGGCTCAGCGGCTTCACCAGTTTCAGCGTTCCACATCTCCTTGACAAGAATAACAGACTTACCAATTTGCTGCATAGTAACTATCCCTTTTGCTTTCCAGGCTTTGTAATTACTAATATCAAAATTTACTCTTTTTGCTTCATTAGACATATTTTGCTCCTTTTAATTTAAGTAATTGTATTTCGTTATATAGTTGCATAACTGCAACATTTAGCATAGAAACATTATTTCCTATATCTCGTCCATTAGTAAACTCTTCAACAAACCTCTTATTTTTATAAACTATCTTTTTAGTTCGTAAGAACTCTGGTAGAGATTCATGATCAATCTCTCCGTCCTTTCCTTTAATTTTCATAATCTCTGATATTGCATCACCTTCAAACCAAGGAGTATTATCAGTATATGAGGCAGCAGTTAAAGCTCCGTCGAAGTAACCTACTCCATTGACTCTGAGTTTTTCAGAGCCAATAGCGGAGGTTGTATTTATTAATAATTGTCCAGCAGCATTAAGCCTCATTTTCTCAGTTACTGCACCATTAAGAGCAAGATACCAGATAAAATCACCATCCCATAATCCTGTTGTTGCATCTGATATCTTAATTCCTGAATATCCATATATTCTTTGAGTGTCGCCAGCATCTTTAGCTGTAAAAAGGATTAATACCGCATCATTAACAGTCTTGGCATCTGTTCGTAAATCAAGTACACCGGCAGTCCCTGCACCATTAGCCCCAGATCTATTAATATATGTTAGCTTATTTAATCCTAACCATGTTCCATCCCAACTTATCTCCGCATTCCCCTCGGTTGTTCTACCGAAGATTAATTTACTGGTCA